TCGATGAACTGCGCCGCCGTGAGCAGGATATCCTTGACGCGCTCCATGCCAAAGTCTGGAACGCTCTTGGCGGTGAGGACGGCCAAGAACTCGATCTCTACGCCGTTGACCGCATCCTCGCCATCTCTAAGAGCCGCCGTGACCTCATGGGCCTTGACCCCGAACGCACCAGTTCCGGTGCCCTGCTTAACCGCATCTATCCAGAAGAGTGGCTGAAAGGAGTCGCAGGTGTCCCTCATCGAGATTAGCTATTTCCCACGTGGTGCTGCCCATCAACTTGGTCTCTGTCAAGATCGAGAGGTCATCCTTGATGGGCCAGCAGGGACAGGCAAGACGCTCGCCCTCTGGCACAAGCTCCATGCCCTGTGCATGCTGTTTCCTGGCATGCGTGCGCTCGTGGTCAGGAAGACACTGGCGTCGCTCAAGGCAACTGCGCTTGAGACGTTCCGGCGTAAGGTCTTGCATGATGGTGATGGCGTCATCTTTCGCGGTGATAGCGGTGACAAGCCCGCCAGATACGAATATCCGAATGGTTCGACCATCGCTATTGGCGGCCTAGACAAGCCCCAGAAAATCATGAGCGGCGAATACGACATGATCATGGTCAATGAAGCGACGGACCTCAACATTGACGACCTCGAAGCTCTGACCACGCGCCTCCGTAATGGCATCACGCCATACATGCAGCTTATCGGCGACTGTAATCCTGCTGCGCCTACCCATTGGCTCAACCAGCGTATGATTGAAGGTCGCACGACGCGCTTAGTTTCACGCCATGAGGATAACCCCTTGCTCTATGACGCTCAAGGTGTCATCACTCGTTTCGGCTCAGAGTATTTGGGCCGCCTTGATGCGCTGACAGGTGTGCGGTATCGCCGCTTGCGCTTGGGCCAATGGGCGGCGGCTGAGAATGCTGTGTATGAGGATTCGTTCGACGCCGCTCGCAATATCATTGACCAATTCCGTATTCCCGCCGACTGGCCACGCTACCTCGTCATCGATTTTGGCTATACCAATCCGTTCGTCTGTCACTGGCTCGCCATTGACCCCGATGGTCGCATCTATCTCTACCGCGAGATCTATATGACCCGCAGGCTTGTCGAGGATCATGCAAAGCAGATTCGTCGACTGTCTCGCTGGGGCACGGACGACGGCGAGCCGCTCCCGCGAGCGGTCATCTGTGACCATGACGCCGAAGACCGAGCGACGCTAGAGCGACATATCGGCCTTACAACGACGCCAGCGCATAAGGCGGTGTCGGCTGGGATACAGGCGGTCTCGGCGCGTTTTCGCCCCGCTGGAGACGGCAAGCCACGCCTCCTCATTATGCGGTCTGCCCTTGTCGAACGCGACGCGCTTCTTACCGAGCATCGCCTGCCGTGCTCAACTGCTGAAGAAATTGACGGCTATGTCTGGGATACGAGCCAAAACAAGGCGAAAGAGGTGCCCGTCAAAAAAGATGATCACGGCATGGATACGCTTCGCTACGGCGTGGCCCATTTTGATCTTGCGCCATCCGATGTGATGTATGCGCCCCGATTGAGGTGACAATATGATCGACAGACGATCTCCAGAGCAGATCCGCCGTGATGCCATGAATGCGGCGTGGATGGCGTATCATGCCCAGTTCAAGAAGCCGCTCAAGCCTGAAAGCGACGCGATGGATGATAACGCCATCACGAATCGCTGCGCCCCCATCGTCAATAAGGGTGTGTCGTTTCTCTTCGGCCAGGATATCCGTATCGAGATTCGGGATGAATACCAAATCTCCAACCCCGATACGCCGCCGAGCGATGAGCAGAATTTTCTTGATGCTGTCTGGCGAAAAAACCGCCAGATGACGCTCTTGGCGAAGCTTGCGATGCAGGGTGCCATAACGGGACATGCCTATCTCCGTATTATGCCGTCACAAAATGTTCCACGCCTAGTCGTTCTTGATTCGCAGCGCGTCGAGATGGAGCATGATCCCGATGATATCGATATCGTGACCAAATACTGCATCTACTGGACAGGGAAGAACGCTGAAGGTGGCACGGTTGCGAAGAAGCAAGAGATCTCTTGGACGGGCAGAGATTGGATCATGCAGAATTATCTCCAGAAAGCGCGAGAAGAGGACTGGCTTCCTGATGGCCCATCAATCCCTTGGCGGTATACCTTCCCGCCTATTGTGGATTGCCAAAATCTCATCAACCCCAACGAACTCTACGGCCTCCCTGACCTCTCGTCTGATATCATCCAGCACAATGATATTCTCAATTTTGTGCAAAGTAACATCTCCCGCATTATCAAGTACCACGCTAGTCCGGTGACGTGGGGGACAGGCTTTAACCCGTCCCAGATGCGGAAGAGCATCGACGCCGTGATCGTCCTTCCCGACAGCGCAACGCTCCAAAATTTGGAGATGCAGAGCGATCTTGCTTCGTCCATGCGCTTTGTTGAGATGCTCCGAAGCGATATGGACGAGGTGAGCCGTATCCCAGGCGTGGCTCTGGGGCGACTCACGGATCTGCCGCGTGGCGACGTTTCTGGCGTGGCACTGCAACTCATGTTCCAACCGCTCATTGAGAAAACGGAGATGAAGCGAAGGCTGTACGGGGAATTGATTGAGGAGACCTGCCAGCGCATCCTCGTGCTGGCAGGGTTCTCCGGTGATGTTGAGATTGTTATTCACTGGCCCAAGCTTTTGCCGACGGATGAGAACGCAGTGCTCCAATCGGCTCTGCTGAAAGACCAGCTTGGCATCAGCAAAAAGACGCTTATCAACGAGCTTGGCTATAACGCAGAGATGGAGATGGAGCAGAACCAAGAAGAAGCCCAAGCGAGCCTGAGCATGATGACTCAGGGGCGTGACTTGCCGCCCTACGGTGGATTTCCGCAATGAGTCAGCCGAGCGATCTGGAGCGCGTGACAACCGAATACCGCCAAGCATTGCTGAGCCGTGAGGCCGAAGCTGCAAAAGCGATGGCGGCGTCGTATGAAGCGGCACGTGCTCAGATTCGCCAAGCCATTGACGACCTCGCAAAAGCGATGGAGTCGTACACTGGCGCAGCCAATCAGATCCCACGCTCGTGGTTCACTGAGCAGGATCGGCTCAGCAAACTGTTGAGGCTCGTTGAGGAAGGCGTGAACGGATGGAGCAGTTACGCCCAGTCAACTATTTCGCTGGCTCTGGCCGACGCCGCCGCGATGGGCGGAGAGGTCGCCTTAGCGCAGCTACGCTCGGTCATTCCTGCGCCGATTGGTGGCGGCTTCGGCATCCCCAGTCTTGATGCGATGGAGCAGTCGGCAGGGTCGATGCGTCCTGGCTCTCCGCTCAATGCGTTGTTTGCGGCAATGGGGCAGAACGTGGCGGGCCAGATAGCGGACGGCCTGTTCACAGGCTTAGCGATGGGCCTCAACCCACGTCAAGTCGGGCGGCAGTTGAAGGAGATCGCGGATCTGCCTGTTCGTCGTGGTGCGCTCATTGCCCGGACTGAGATGCTCCGGAGTTACCGCAATGCAGCAGTTGGGACGTACCGGAATAATACGGATGTTGTGAAAGGATGGCGGTGGCGGGCAGCGTGGAGCCTCCGGACCTGTATTGCCTGTCTTGCGATGGATGGCAAAGAGTTTCCGCTCTCGCGGCCTTTTGGTTCACATCCAGCGTGTCGTTGTGTTCCCATCCCCCTTCTGCGTAAGAATGTTTCAGACTACCTGAAAAACGCTGGACTCAGCCAGGAAGAACTGTATGTTTTCGACAAGGTGCAGGGGACAACTGGATCAACCAGCGACCTGTTTAATACCGCCTATTACTGGTTCCGTTCCCTTCCTGAAGCACAGAAGCTTCAAGTCCTTGGAACAACACGTTATGCTTGGTTTGTACAACGAGCTGGTATGATTTCAGCGAGCACGTTTTTTGAGTCTCTTGCCAAAGTCACACGGGATCGTCAATGGGGACGAGGACTCAGAATTGCCACGCTGGACGAATTAGGGATACCGCGTAATTTTGCTGCGACGGTCCGATTGCCAAATCCGGCAGACATGCCTCAGCCGTGGCCTCAGCCACAAAAAGCAAAACCACGCTATTCGTCAGAGAAGGTCGTCATCAACAACCGGACGTATCTGTTTCAATATCAAGGGACAAAACAGGAATTTTTCGCAAGGCTCAAAGCGTTCTTTCAGCGGGATATCACCTATGACGACCTGATCCGGATTACCACGGATGATCCGGATACCACCATCATCATCAAGGAATCGTTCAAGGATTTAGCCGTCAGCGCAATCAGTCGCAATGTGGTCATTGATTTTGTGATCCGCCGTGATGCCAACGGGAATCTGATCCACAAGGATTCCAGCGTTCTCAATTTTGGGCAGAAGAGCGCAATCAGTGGCATCAAGGTCATTGAACAGTTTGCGCATCTCAAGCGTCTGGGATTTGACCGACTGGAAGCGTCAGCCGGACGCCGAGAATACAATCCGAAGCGACCCAAAGAACAGCCAATGAACGGCTACTGGACCTGGGCACAGCTCGGCTTCGTCGGCGATATCCCCTCTCAGGTCCTCCCTGCTGTTCAGCGCGTATTTGGGCCGACCGTGACTCGCGTTGAGCAGCTCATGCGCACAAAAGAAGGACGCATCTGGTGGAAGAAAAACGGCATCACCTGGGATGCTACCTTCGATTTCAACGAGAACAGCTATAGCTGGAATGTCTTCCAATCCTTTGTGACTCGCCTCGCCGCCCGTGCCGCTCGCCATGCCAACCCTGGCGAACCGATGGGTGGGCCACTGCCGCCAGGAGGAGGCTTCTCGCTCGGTGTGGGGATGGCCCCGATCCTCAACAAGATCCGCACCTTCTTTGTGGCCAATCCTTGGCTGTTGACGCTGCTCAATATTACGGCTCTTGATGTTGGTGCGCTCGGAGACCTGCCAGAATTACCCTTGCCCTATTTACGTACTAACCAGAAATTGCCCAAAGAGGTCATTACGACAATGCGGGAATTCATGGATCGATGGCAATTGTTTACGTATGATTTACCGACTGGAGAAGGATTTACGGGCAAGATCTACCAAGACATGCTCAATGAGCAGAAACGCTTTGATTTCCTTGTCGAAGGGAGGAGGATTGGCGGATGGGCAGTAGTTGCCCAGCGCGAACTCGCATATCTCAAGAAATTTCTTAATGAAGCTGGGTATATGTCGTATGCATATGCGTTTGGTAAATCTGGCAATAATAATCCACAGAATAAAACAACAAAAAAATACTACAAAGAATATTGGGACAATCTGGCGTGGGGAAATTTGCGCGGGAAAAAGGACATTACAGCATATCAGAAGCGGTTAAAATCGGCATCAGAAGGATTTGTTCGGCAACTTGAGAATGACGATATCGTTGCAATGCAGGCGACGATTTACGCTCTGCGACAGAATTTTGCTAATAGAGATCCTCAAGTTATCACCAACGAGCAGTATTTTCAAGCGGTAATGAAGCAGTATAACACGTGGACGGCAAAGCTGATTAAGGATGGGATCGCAACCAAGGACCAAGTGGTTAAAGCGTCAGTACTCCCAAAAGATCTAGAGAAAGCATATAAACGGTTAACTCCCGCCTCACAAAAAGCCCTTACAAAGTTTATTCAGGATACCGTCGAAACAAACGTGGTCGTGGAAGAAAATCTTCCGGTGTTTGACACCTATCGTGCTGCGCATCAGCGCGGCACCCCACAACTCCGACAAGAAATTGAATCCCGCCGAGCAGCAGCACAACAAGCATTAGAGGAATTTCGGCGTATCCCCGTTAATAAGCGTATTGCTCAATTGCTTCCGAATATTGAGACATTGGAATACGCGGTGCTTGAAGCAGAATCGGAACTTGATTGGTTGAACGGAGGATCAGGGGCATTAGTCAACGCGACCGATGTGCAAATGCGCAATCTTGCTAGAGCGTTGGGTGTGCCAATTGCTCGCAAAGAAGATATTGGGTTGCTTTTTGGCGCGAGGCGAGGATTTCGTGTGACCGTGGAAGGGTCTGGCTGGAGGGATATCAAGGTAGTGGTTGCAACGCCATATCCTCCAACCGTTGCTCCCGATGCGATCTATCACTCCAATACGATTACGGCCTTTCAATTTGACATTCAAAACTATACTGGCCAGCCTCAAGTTTCTTTTTCTATCCTTAACCGCACATTTGCCAATACGATTACTGCATTCAATACAAGTGCCTTGGTCGCAGGAAGGGCCATACAATTTCTAAAAGAGACCCCGGTGCCATTTATCAAGATTAGATTTCCTCAATCGCTCCGTGTGGAAGCGGCGATGTTTCTCGGCGTGCCAAATATGAATGTGTTTCCCTCATCGTATGGTGGTGATGAGGTTCTCGTCTCATTTGCGACTCAATCTGATCCAATAACGAGTAGGTTCCTCAATGTCGCTCAGCGCATCCCCGATAAATCCCAGCCCATTGTCATTGACCCACCGTCTGTCCGCCAATCATCGCAGCGAAGTTTGCGACGGTCTCAACTCATTGGCGTGCAGCAATCCGCAAGCACTTTGCTTGATGGTGGCAATCTTGATACAACTGCCCAAGTCAAGAAACAACAAGTCGTCGAAAAACTTACCAAACGCCTCAGCAAGAATGATGACCTCATCATTGCAAGTAAGCTGCTTGCACAAAAATTGATCAGCTTGAATCCTGATATGGGCAGGGAATACAGACGCGTTTACGATCAGTTTGTCAAAGCCGAAGCAAGTGGCCAAGTTGATGACGCGACACGCTACCTCTTTGTCTCTAACACGGTAAATATGCTCATCAAATCGTGGTCAGTTGGCGGGAAAAACCCCGTCATCCAAACGCTCCAAATTGCTGCTGAACAGGAATTCGGCCTCAAAGATGTGGTGAGCGTCGTTACGCCCGCCGCACGCAAGAAATATCTCGAAGAATATGGTGCTGCAATCCCTGGCTTCCGTGCATTCATGCGAGCGATGTATAATGAAACGCAGTCGTGGTTCAGGAAGAATGGTATCACGGAGATTCCGTTGTATCGCGGCATGAGTTTCACCAATAGAGGCAAGCCAGACTTCCCCTATGATAACCAGGTGCGTGAGGCTGCACTCAAGCTCCTGCCAGTGTCGTCGTTCACCTCGAATGCCGCAACCGCTGTGCAGTTCGCGGGAACATGGAATATGCTCAATTTCACGCCAACGCACGCGGTGCTATTCGGCGCAGTGGTCCCCGTTAGGCGAATCCTAGCTATCCCGCTGACGGGATTTGGATCATCGGGAGAATTTGAATTCACGGTGCTCGGAGGTGATACACTACCAGGCTTCCTGCGGTCTGTCGCTCTCGCAGATCATACATTCCGAAACGATGATGCCTATGATACGCTTGATGAAAGCGTCGCTCTTGCTGTGGTGGCGGCTCCGCTGACACAGAAGAAAACAAAGCGGAGCACGACGAAAAAGACAAAAAAGAGCACCGATGAGGAGGAGACCCCATGATTATCTTCTCGCCAGACGAATACGAACACAACCGCGACTGGATGCGGACAAGCGGGGATGACCTTCCCGACACTCGTGAGGAATTGCTGGGATTACTTGCCTTCAGTGGCATGACCGTTGAGGAATTCAAGGAGACCGCAGTGTATCGCTCCGCGATTCTGCGCCATCCGTATCTGGCCTTTATCGACGTGCTGGAGGGGATGCCGTGAGTCCGAATATTGACTGGAATGAAGTGATCGAAGAGGCATCTGTCGGTGCTCTTGAAGATATTGATGGCGAGTTCTTCGAGGCACATTTGGAAATTATGCGCCTCGAAGAACTCGCCCATGACGGGGAGAATGAGGAGACCCAATCATGAGAACATTAACGTGTGCGCAGGCCATTGCCGCTCGTGGCACCGAGGCAACGTATATCCCGCAGGTCGGCAACCTGTGGGTATCTGGCGGGGCAGTGGCGGCGACTGATCCCACAACGATGACTGTGACCGTCGCTACTGGATCTGCGGTCATCGAAGGGGTGGTCGTCACCATTCGCGCTTGTACCATCCCGATCGCGGCTCCAGACGCCTTCTTGCACCGCTTTGATATCGTATGTGTGGATTCATCGAACGGGGCATTCCTCGTACGAGGAGCGGCCTCGGAGCTTCCCACATTTCCTACCGTGCCGCCATCTGCGCTCGCCCTTGCGGTCATCTATGTTCCCGCAGGGACAGCCACCATCACGAGCGATAATATTGTTGATACGCGGCGTGCGCCTATGCCGCTTCTTGCAAAGGGGACAGCGACGGTCGCAGCGGAAACAGCGAGTGTGGATGTGACGCATGGTCTCTCTCCTGCTCCAACCCGCGTTCTTGTGACCCCC